TCATGACACTCGTCGGCCCACAGAAACGCCCGCAGGATTTTGGCTTCAAAGCAGGCGACCATCATTTGATTGTCAATGATGCCATGGAAACCATGAAAGCTTTCTCTTTTGAAGGAAAGCTTCTATGGGAAATTCCTTGCCTTGCTCGTGGACAAGGCAGCGACTTTGAATGGAAGACTAAAAATTCTGACAGTCCGCCAGGGATTTATAAAGTTGGAGCCGTGTATCGTGACTACGAAAAAGTAGGAGCCAATCCTGCTTATGATCGCACTTTGATGGCATATGGTTGGTATAGCCTTGATTTAGTCGAACTGGAAAATCAAGAAGCAAAGCATGGTAGAGCTGGAATTATGATTCATGGCGGTGGTTCTGCCTGTGGATGGCCTGGGGCATGGGCGCCAAATCAAGCGCTTGTGCCAACTTATGGTTGCGTTAGGGCTAAAAATATTGACTTGCGTGACAAAATCGTGCCACTGGTAGGTAAAGGAACTATCTTTGCAAGCGTTTTTCAGGAAAGCCAATAGTGGATCAGTCTGTCCTAAACGCATTATGCTATGAGCTTGCTCTATGGGCGGTCACTAAATGGCCGTCCATTAGGTTTAAGACGTGGTTCACTGCGCTTATGGCTTGGTGCAAGCCTGATTGGACAGAGCGAAAAGTTCAAAGCACTTTGCTAGATGTGGACAAGCAAGTTGATGAGATAAAGCTTCAATGGGAAAAAGCTGAGCAGCAGGAGAAAGTGGATGCTGCTGAAGTGCTCGCCAGCGAAGCCCAGAAGCTCTTCCCTGATGCCACAGTCACGCCATTGCCCAATGCCATTGTTCCCTCTGTGATGATCGTTGAGGAGGCTCCTGACAGCGCTAGTGATGCAATAAAGGCGCTTGGTGGCAGCTTACGCATTACGAGAACCCTAGACAGTTTACACTAGGGAGACAGCTTTATTGCCATGGAAATTCTTATTGGCTTGGTAATATTTTCTATGGGCGCGATGATGGCAAGTCATATGTATTGCCATTGTGTGCATCCATATCGTTCTTCGTGCAGGCTTACTCCTAATCACAAGCAAAACACTTCTTCATAGGCTAGGGCACTGGACCGTGGCTAAAAGTCCGGGAAGGGGCGCTTCTTGGTGCGACAGGCTAGGTGCTGCAACTGCTGGGCATTGGCTCAGATGTCGGGGAAGGGGGCTGTGGGGGGCGTGAAGTTGGCGGTGTAGCGGGCTATGCCATTTGTAATCCTTACTTCATCTAAATAAATTTGACTTTCAAATCCACTCCGATTAAGTGTGACTTGGCTTGGTTGTACCAAGGCAACACTTGAAGTAGCACTGGCAACAGAACTACCATTTATATATAGAGCAAAATTATTCCCATTCCTTACTACGGCAATGTGGCTCCAACTATTAAAAGAAGGGGCAGTTGCGTTAAGGCCTGGGCCGCCTGTCACGGTAGCCCTAAGAGTAGTTGTAACAACATCTATATTTACAGCACCTGATATAAATAAAATAAACGCCGGAAAGCCTGTCCATGCAATCGGGTAAATCCAAAACTCAATAGTAAAACTGCTGGTGCCAAAATTAAATGAAGGCAGAGGCGTAATACTTACAGCATCTCCCACGCCGTCGAATGCAATGCTGCTACCACCAAATTTGCTCTGTGCCGTGCTGATCTGCGCATTACCAACCGCCGTCACCGTCTTAGGCGTGGGGCTGCTGTCCGTAATCGTGGTACTGCCGTTGGTGCCGTTGCCGTGGAGCAGCAGGGAGACGTTATTGAAGACCGGGTCCACAGGCACTGGCTGCGTGGGCGTGATTCTCCAGCTCATGGCAGCACCTCGTGACGGCTAGATGTAGGAAGGTTGGGCTGGGTCATGGTTAGTAGATGGCGTAGTGGGCGTTGATGCTCGACTCAATCGCAGCGCGGTTGCTGGTTTGATCGGACAAGTAAATAATCACTTCTTGCATAGTGCCACCAAATGCAAGCGCAGCGCTATACCCGCAAATTCTGAAAGCTGGCCACGCCAAAGTGCCTCCATTCAAAGTTGTTTCTATTTTGTATCCATTCAATGCCGTATATACATCGCCCCTAGTCGTGGGAGAAATCAAAGAACCATTAACGTGCAATGAAGGCGAGCCTACAGCCGGAACCCACTGTCGTATTTCAGTGCTTGAATTACCCTGCACCGCTACCCAACTAAAAGAGCCCGCCGAATCAGTGGCGGTAAATGTAATGTGCATTGCGCTTGTAGAGTTTTTAACCGCAAACGCGTCTAATCTGTTCTGCCCTGTAAGCCCTGCAATCTCCAGTGATTTAGTAACGCTATCGTCAAAAGTAAGCGCAGGTTTTGCCCCTTGGAGGGTTACAACCCCGGAAGAAACAAGAAGTGGCTGCTTAGTAGTTGTAGCTTGAGTTGCGTTGCGAGCGCTTCCACTTTGGTCGTACCACGTCCGCACAAACCCATCACCAGCACCGCAAAACGCAGCCAGCGTTCCATTAGTTACCTGAATTGCAGTGAAGTCCTGTTCAGTGTTGTCACTGCCGCGACGGACTCGGATTACAGGGCCGCCATAAGCAAGGCTCAAGCCGCGAAGGCTGTAGGCAGCAGCAGCACCAGAATAGGCATCAATCAACTGCGGAGCCACGCTGTTCTTAGCCAGCACAATGCGCGTGGGTTCGGTAAGTAGTGTCATGGTATGGCCGCCGCGAAGGCGTTGATCAGGGCGGTGACGCGGGCGTCGAGGAGAGCGAGGTCTAGGGATTCGCCGATGGAGTAGAAGGCGAGGCGGGCGTCAGAGTGGCTAAAGCCACTCCCTGCTGAAAGTATTCCGATTGGCTGGTCAAGTGGGGCGCTAGAGGGTCTCACAATTGAACGGTTTAAACTGTTGGCCCTAAGCACGTAAGCAGAGCTACTATCTCTACTCATGCCTAAAAAACTTGTAGCACGGCCCAGACCTGCTTGCGTAGTGGTTCCATCTAGCATTGATGGGTATAAAATATTATTAGAAATGCTGTTTACTAATAAGAGAGATCCGGGCCCGTCAGTCGTTCCTCCAATATATATTTTCCAGTTAGTAGACGCGCCGGCACTTGAAACATAAACAGTAACATGCCTGTTATTTTGCGGATTAACGTTGTTATTTCGATTACTGTTCAGCGATTTCGTACTGCCATCACCCACTAGCCCCGTCTTTCGGTTGTAGTCACCAGAGACAAATGGACCGTTGTTCGTCGGCGCAGTCCCCACCAGCGGCACCAGCGCCCCGGCCAACGTGCGAGCCCCAGCAAGAATGCAGCTTGCCTTAATCGCCGTCCAGATGCCGTCCTGTTTACAGCCGATCACAAAGTTGTTGATGGCTTGGCGGGTGGCTGGTTCCAAGGCTTGGGCGTCTGCGGCCTCCACTGCTTGGATGTAGTTGCCTGCATCCACGTCATAAGTGAAGACTTTGGAAATCAGAAGACTCATACCACTGCCTCCTCCACATACAGCGTCCCATCAGCATTGAACTGCGGCGGGATGGGGCCTTGGTAGTACGGGCCTACCTTGAGATCCTGGCAAGTCTTGGTGGCTGCAGCAGTCGCCGCTTCGTTCACTACGTCCTCGGGGGTTTTACCTTCCAGGGCTGCAGTGGCGATGATGCCAGGGGCCAGGGAGTCGTCAATAGAAATGATGAATTCAGCCATGATGGTTACCAAGCGAGGAGTAGTTTAGACGCCAATGACGGACCAAGAAGCCCCGTTATACCAACAGAGGGCAGCGGCAGCCCCACCACCGGCAACAGTCGTGCCGACAGCGGGGGCGAGTGCGTCAGTGACGCGGGCAACCATGCCAACAGCAGGAGTGCCGGGAAGTGTTGCAACAGTTAGAGCAGTGACAACACGAATAGAGCCAGTGGTATCAAGCGCAAGACGAGAAACGTTGGTTGTTCTAATTTCAAAAGGATGGTTTGAACCGCACCCAACAAAGCCGAAAAGGTTGCCAACGCCATAACTAGCAGTAGCCGCTGAGCTTCCTTTGACTTCAAAGTAAGTATTAGCCACCGTTGTTGTGTATTTTGCAACAGCTCCGGTTACGGGTATGTTGAATACGGATGTCCCATTCACCTGCAAATCCAGTAGGTTCCCCACAAACCCACTGCTTGCATTAACCCCCAACCCCGTGCCGGCAGTGCTCCATGCCGTGCTCGTAGCCCCCGTGGGCTCAATCAGCACCTGCGGCTTGGTCGTAGTCGACGTGCCGCCTGTGAACCAAGTACCAACAAAGCTCTTCGCCGGGCTCGATGCCGTGGCGTTATAGCTATTGATGAACCGCCCGCTGGTGGTGAGGATGCTGCCGTCGTAGGTCAGCGTTGATGCCCCACCTACTGCGCCTGCGTTGTTCCACAGCAGTTGCCCGCTGCTACCACCAACCAAAGCAACCGTGCCAGTGGCATCAGGGAACGAAATCGTCCGCGCTGCCGTGGGCGTGATGGTTTGCAGCGTAGTGGTATAGGTGCCACCATCGCTCAGGTTCACATCACCAGTGATACCAAGAACATTGGTGGTTTTGTCCCAAGTTAGATCGGCATCACCAGCAAAGGCGCCTGCGTCATTGAACTGAACTTGCGTGGTGGAGCCACCAGGAGAGGTGGAGCCGCCACTTGCACTAACTTCATCCAGATTCCCCGTAAAGGGATTAAAGTTATACCCCATGGTCAGCTCTTGGTAACGGAAAGTAAAGTTGTTCCGCTATAAGCCAGCGCTAAGGTAGCAATTGTAGTGCCACTACCGCCTCCAGTTTTATAAGTTACTCCCGTTAAATTGACGCCACTGTAAGCTAGTGCAATAAAATCATGCTCTGGCACGCTAAGCCCCTGTGCCACAGGCACGGCCCCGCCATCAATGCCTCCTTTAATCAGAAAGCTTTCGTACTGCTCCCCATCGACAATTCTTTGAGCCATGGCAACTACTGAATTCTCTTTAGTCTAGGATAGCCCCTTTTAGTAGACAATGCAAAGCCCGCTATTGCCAAGCAATGAGCTTTAAGAATTCTACAGTGATTTCACTGGCGGCATCTTTGTTTTGAACAATGAAAAACACTCTGTCATTGTAGTTCAACGTGGCCACGGTCTGAACAGTGGCGGATTGGGGCTGGTTTGATGGCGTGCCAGCATTTACATAGACTTCTGATTCTGAAATTCTATCAGCATCAGCATTTAACGCAGAAGCAATGTTTCTATTGATGCCAATATAAAAGCCGCAAATCTTTTGACTGCCTTCATAGAAGTTGAAAGTGGCAATGATTAAAAACTTTCCGCTGGCTCCTAAGTAGCGCAATGAATTAGTTGTGCTGTGCTTTTCGAAATTTACCAATTCTCCTGTTTGTACCACTCCAGAGACCACGGCTCGTGCATTGATAGAAGCAATGGGGGTGGGAATAGTATTGGCCTTTAAGTACATCACGCCAACATTATTGCTTTGTGGCGACTGAATGCCACTATCCCCCACTTCAATGATTACAGAAGGTTCAAGATTGATTGTGACAGAACTATCTTCTTCAGTGAGGACAACAGAAGGACTGTTTGTAGGCACCAGTGCAATAGTCATGATGCTCTCCAGGAAAGGCCAGAGTTGAGGAATGCCGTGCCTTCAAGCAAATAGAATCTATCGCCATTGGGCTGTATTACCAGCAAATCATACTGACCTTGCTCTGTAATGCCGCTAGTAGTGGTATGAGACAGGCGTAGCTTAAAAGCGCCGCTTGCCTGTACCGTGTATGAAGAATCAAAAGTGGCTAGCTTTGTCGTAGCAGTGCGGTTCCATAAAGTGCCGCTAGTTGTATAGCCGCTCATGTTTACTGGCACGCCAGAGGCATCTTTATACTGCACCAATAGCTCAAAGGTGGCACCTTGATGCAGCGTTATGTCATACCTGGCTGGGTTTAGCACTGTTCGCTTTCCTTTTCCTTATCATAGTCGCAGTACGCTACCCTATATTCATCAGCCAGCATTTCGAAGGCATCTACAACGGACTGTGGTGCATATCCGCATCCAAGGGCAAATTGGAAAAACTGTCTAGTAAGACCAGTGGCATTTACTTCTTGGCACTGATGGATGATTTCTTGGTAGCCAGCCGTATCGCTAGTCGCTTTTGCGGAGAAACGATGGGAAAAGGAATAGGAATCAACGAAAG